AACTATCTCCACATAGCAATCTATGCTCTCCTATCTCTATAAGGTCTCCTAGTACGATGTCTGTTTGTATATCATCTGCTGCTTCGTAGTTATCCTCCTCCGCTTCTAGTACCTCATCTACTGCCCAATCATCTGGGATGTCCATACCCCAATCTATGAGCTGCTCCGTGTCCCACTCATTGGCGAGTATATCCCAATCCCATTCACCGAAGCTAGAGTTGTCCTTGATGATAAACTCCTTCTGCTGTTCTTCGGTTAGGTTGTCAGCGTAGATGATAGGCACTTCTGTTAGCCCAGCCTCTCTACAAGCTCGTAGTCTCATATTGCCTCCTAAGACAATCATATCCTGATTGACTACGATTGGTCGTAGGTCTAGCATTTGTGGGAACTCCTTGATGCTCTTAACGAGCTTCTCGAACTTGTGGTCTTTGATGTATCGTGGGTTGGTATCGTTTAACCTAACCTCTTGAATGTTTACTCGTTGCATAATTATAAAACCCTATTTTTTCATATTGCGTTTGCGCTCCTCTCTGATGATATCATTTATCACCTTCTGGTTTAGCCTACGCTGTGACCTATTAGGCTGTTGAGGTGCAGGAGGTAGGTCTACAAACTTGGCTAGGAAGGCAGACTCATCTGCTGACAGTTGACCTCGTAGGTGTACTTGTGTTAGGATGCTTATAAACATCTCTAGGTTTTTCCTGTTGACTAGGATTTGTTGGCTCTTGCTCATTACATTCGTATCAGTCTCAGTCTTCTCTGGTACTTGCGTATGAGTAGGGCTGAGTTGGTTAGCTGGTGTTGTATCTCGTCTGTCCATCCGAACCTACTTGCCTGTATGCTTAGGTTGATGTTGTCTAGCATTAGCATATCTAAGTATGCCTCTGTTGTTTTTATATGCCGCCTCTTGCGAAGGTAGGCACTAATCATTCTCAATACCATAGGTCTCTCTATCTCTATTGCACAAGTCTATTATACTTGGCGTGTTATCTTCTCTCATTTCTCTTTGGTGTTAAAGGTTTCTTCAAAGTATTCTTCAGCAGTCCATCTTGATTCAACTGCTCCGTGTCGTGCATCACTGAAAGCGTTGCAGATGATTTCCCTCTCTTTCTTAAGCATTGATTCTGCTAACTCTACTATCTGTTCAAGCCACATAAATGGTTGCACATCTTCATCTTCTTGTCTCTTTCTGATTACAAAAATCAACTCTTGCATTGGTGTTTTCATTTCTCTTTAGTGTTAAAGGTTGCTCTATTCAAATAAGTCATTGCTGAATCTATTTGTTCTTTTGCTTCTCTTGATTCAGTTAACTCGTATAACCTTTGCAGTGTGCTATGCGCTGCAAAACTTAAATCAAGGATTTCTTTTTCTTTTGTCTTCATTTCTCTTTGGTGTTATTTGTGTACCGATTTGGCACACGTCTCTCTCTTTGTCTTACTATCTCCATATGATTACGCAGCTTCTCTACGATGTCCTGCATATCCTTCCTATCATAGAGCAGGGCATACAGCCTCATCAGCTGGTCAGTATCTAGGTCTATATAGTGTCTCATTCGTTTCTTGTTAGGTATATTAGAACTACACTAATAACAGACACCACTATCACTACAAGCCATCTAAGGTCTATCATAATCTTCTATTGTGTATCTGCTTCAACCAGTCTACCTTCTCTGGTACGTCTCCGTGTTCTAGGTGACACGGTCTACATACTGCCATTAGGTTCTCTATGGTGTCTTTGTTTTTACCACCTCCTGCTCCCCTGTTCTCTATGTGGTGTATGTCTACGGCTCTTGCTCCACAAACCTCGCAGGGTATGAAGTCATCGAGGACGTAGTTGAAATACTGCATATAGATTTTAGTGTGCTTCTTCACTACAGCGTGTCTCTAATGATATAGGAGTCTAGGTCGTTACCAGTCACAAAGAAGTCCTTGTATATGGCTATGGCTCTGTTGAACTTCGCCTCGCCTCTCTTGTAGAACTCCTCGCTCACATCGTAGATACCAATATCACAAGATGCTTTGTCTAGGACTATGAAGTACCAATCCTTGTACGACCTCTGGAAGAGGTTACAGTAGAGGTAGCATTGCATATCATATCCGTACTTGTCTGCTGAGTATCGGAATGCCTTGAGGTCTGTCGTGGTCTTGATGTCAGCTAGGAAGCTGTCGTTCCATATATCTGCCTTCGCTCGGAAGGGGAAGCCCCCCAGCATATCGACCATAGGCTTCTCCGTTTGACTCTGCTTGAGGAAGTACTTAGCGTGTTCGTTGCGTTGGAATGCATCTACTATACGCTCTCCTTGATGTAAGTCCTTTGTGGTGATACAAGTCTTGCTCGTTGAGGCTTGGGCTTCCTTAAACTTTTTGGTGTTCTTAGAAGCCACCTCTACGACTTCAAATATGTCATCGAATCTATGAGGCTCTAGTATCATAGTATGAATGATACGCCCCTGCAACAAGGCAGGGCTAGATTCATTCGAGCCATAGGTCTGCACGTTGTAGAATGTCTTGGGACTATCCAGTAACATCTTGAGGCTACTAGATGACAAGGCTATCTTATTCAATGCTCCGTAGTAGAAGTCATCGTCTCTCGCTTTGTCAATGAGCCATTGCTGGTCATAGTCAGCTCCGTCTAGCATTATCATAGTTTAGGCTGTTATGCGTTCAACAAGTGCAAAGACTACCATCATAGTAGTGATACCTACCCCTACGAGTACGGAAGTGACTGCCCAGTAGAAGGCGTTCTGTCGTTTAGTGTACTTTTTCATCTCTCTATTTTTTTAGATTATAGATGCAATGTAAACAAAAAATGTTAACAAGTACTACTCCTCGTCAATTTTTTTTAACGCATCGACTATCTGTACCAGCACCTCCTCGCAATCTTCGATACGTTTAGCCAGTACTCTTATCTGATTAAGTGCAGCTCCAAGCACTACACCAAACAATATGAGTATCATTTCTTGTCCCATTGCGCTATACATACAGCTACCCTCTGCTTTGGGTTAGGGTACTCCTCAATAATTGTGTGGTCTTGTACACAACGTCTGAGGAACTCGTTCTTATCTTCTGTTGGTTTCGGTGTTGGGATTGGCATACTTTAATATGTTATAAGATTCACATTGTTGAATGTCCTCTAGCCAGAGTCTAGAGATTACATCCTTTCTGTCCTTGCGTTGGTATAGTTTTCTATCCGCCTCCTGCTTCGATACGAAGACAGGCTCTACAATCTCTTCAGCTAGTGTAGCCAATTCTGAACGTAGTACCATAGCAAACCCACCAACCTCTGGTAATTCAAAAGCAATCCAATCGGCTTTACCATACATCCAACCAGCATTACCTCTCACATTCTTAAACTCTACCCATATGGTGTGGGGATGGTTGCCACCCTTCACATCTACAGAGACAGCCTCACGCTGTCCTCTATCCACATAGTAGTCTATATGTAGGTTAATGTCTTCCTCTCTCGTAGACTTCTTTGTCGTATACCCACGAGCTTCACAAGCTGAGACGAAGCGGTCTTCGCTTCTCGTCCCCTCCTTCCTAGAGTAGTTCCATCTTCCTCTACTTACTGTACTCACGATTCGTCTAGTAGTAGTTGTAGTTGCTTGACCCATTGCATCCATATCTTAGGACTGCAAGTACAAGGCACATCGAATTTATGATGGAATACCCTTGCGTGGATTGTAGCAATCTCTACACGGTCTTCGTAGGTGAGGGTCTTCTTCTTTAGTACCCCTGTAGATAGGTAGGCTATCTCCTCTTCATTCAAGCACTCTGGTTCACGTCTATAGGGGAACATCTTATTCAGCTTCTCCTTACGTTCATCACAGCCACAGTCCTCACCGACTACTGCTTTAACTACAGCCTTGATACCAGTAGCCGTAGTTATTTTTTCAATGGTGTCACCTAGCCCCTTAGATTTTGTCGAAGTCTCCGTTCTGGAAGTCTTCGTAGTCTTCTTTGATTTTCTCGTAGATTCTCGCTTTGCCATTTTTTATCGTGTTCTTAATTGATGTAAGTCCTATATCGGACTCTCGGTGTATCTTATTCATAGACGTACCCTGCATATGGATACGCATCATTTTTGCATCGTACCAATGGAAGTCCTCCATCTCCTGCTCCATCATATCGAGGAGCTTGTCCATAGCTATCTTGTACTCGGTATGGTCTTCATCTTCTAGGATGTCGTGAGTCAAGTCCTCAATGCTGACCTTGTTGATGCGCTTCTTGGTGCGCTGGTATTTGAGTGCCGTGTTGATGCACGACCTATATACATAGAAAAAATTAAGGGAGTCCTCCTCGTAAAAGTTGGTTCTCCCTTCTGCTTCTAATTCTAGTAGGCGTACAAACACCATCTGCACTATGTCAGATGCTATCTCATACGACCCATCACAGTACTCCTTAATGAAGCCTGTAAGTCTCTTGAAGTTCTCCTTGTAGAATGTTTCTATGTTCCCCACGACACTTGCACCATAATCAAACCTATGCCGATTTGTACTAGGTGCAGTCCTTTGTATTCATCTGTCGCTTCGTAGTAGGCGTAGTTGATGCCTACCATAAGACCCGTCAATGGACTAAACTCTATCTGCATATTGGTTTAGGTTTTTATTTTCTTGTTGTAATATACGATTGTTTTCAAGTAAATCGATAGTCCTGTTTTTCAAGTTATTAACCTCCGCCTCTAGCTCTTGTATTCTCATCTTGTGTCTAGTGAGCGTAGCTACTAGTTTGTTCCTAGCCTTGATGTCCTTCGTAGGGTTGCTGTTCCAGACATCTTGGGCAACCTCGTAGAAGTGCTGGTACATCTTAGACCAGTTGTAGTTATCCTCGTGGTTGCGGATGGCGTGTAGTACACTTGCGTGGTTTCTATCAAATATCCTGCCTATCTGCATCAGAGTCATCTGGTTACGCATCACGACCATCATCGCTGACCGTGCGAATACTTGGTCTTCTTGGCGTGTGTTGTTAGGTATTACTCCAATGGTCTCGTAGTATTCACTTAGTACTGGGCTTAAATCTTCCATTTAATTTGTTTCTCTTTTTCTATTATACGTTGAAAGGGGATTCTATGTAGTCCCCCTGTTGAGGTGTTGCGTACTATGTAGTAGCTGCCTCCTACTTCTATATCGGACTCTTCGCCATCTAGTCTAGTCTGTAGTGCGATGTGAGTCTCTAGGCATATGAACTCCATACCATTTATCTCGAATCGCTGACCGTTTAGCATCTTCCTTTTAAACTCCATCCATACACCCCTCTAGGGCTTTTTGTAGTTTGACGTTTTCCTTCTTTAAGTCGTACACCTCCTGCTTCAGTTTGCCGTTCTCAATCTGTGCATCTAGTATCAGCTTGTCTAGTGTGGTGAAGTAGTCGGTGATATGTCTATAGACTGCTGCCGTGTCGGAGCAGATATGAAATACTTCCCAGAGTTGCTCTTGGTTCATCGGCTCTTGGTTGCCTAGCTCTTGGCTGAGATAGGTCAGACACTTGTACAGCTCGGCTTCTTTCTCTAGGTAGTATAGCCTGTTACCCTCAAAATGGAGACTCATCTATTATGCGTTCTTTGGTTATCAAATCTAATCCTTTTATCTCGAATCCACAGTTCCCTGTCTTTGACCGTAGTCGGATAGGGTCATTTAATGCGGTAGGTCTACCGCCAGACTCTAGCTCCTTGACCTTGCGGATATGCACGTCAGTATATATCCAGTCTCTCTCGTGAGAAATATAACGATGAATACAGATAAACTCGTCCGACCTGTTGACAAACTTACCACCACCCTCTACATCTGATGCCATCACAGGCATCGTATGCCCTGCGTATTCGTGGCTACCTGTGTGTACCTTCCTCAAGGCTTGAGTCACAGGATGCGTATTGACTATGGTCGTGACTCGGTACTCCTTACAGAACTTGCGTATGTTGCTGGTCACCTCGTAGTGGTACTCGTGAGTACTTCCTGCTATGACGTTATCCTTCTTGATGGTTAGCGAGTTGTAGGGGTCTATAAGGAATCCCTCGAACTCCCACGCATCGTATACCTCTCTGGCTATCTGTAGCAGCTCGAAGGCATCTACGATAAGTTCCGAATCTAGGAATGCCCAATGTGCTTGGACGTATGAGTGATGTCTCCAGAAGGTAGGCTCATCTATTTGGTTGATAGGCTTCCCAGCTAGGAACTCTATGAGCTTACGCTGTAGGCTTTGTACCTCGTTCTCTGACGAGTATACCAGCCATCGTGTGCCGTTCTCTAATGTGTGTAGCAGTTGTAGGTAGGTCATCGTGTGGGTCTTACCCACGTTGGCGTGACCTGTGACAACGATGAAGTTGCCCTTCTTAAATCTTAAGTATTCGTCTATATCTGGTATCCCGAACTTGGATGCCTCTGCAATTTTACCCTCTCTCGCTTTCTCTAGGTAGGTTAGGGTTTTGCTAGTGTCTACTATGTGTTGGTGAATCATACCCCTAAATTAACATTCCATTTTTAATATCCTACAAGAAGGACAAAAAAAGAGGAGTATTTCTACTCCCCTTGCCTAACACAATCAAAAGTCTAAAATCTAAGACTTACTTTATTTCTGCTTCGGTAATTGTATATGCCCTCAAGTAGTGTGAGATATTGCTCAGTATTAACACAAGGAACTAGTGAAGATGGCTGCAATGCAATCTTACCAATAAGGTGAGAGAACTCGAAGTTCTCGTTATCGTATAGCTTTATTAAGGCTCTGACAAATGTCTGGCGAGTACCTCCACTATGGTACGGCTTTATGATATTAACCCAAT